GGAGGTAGTAAATATTGGAGATACTATAAAAGCAAATCGTGAGTGTGCCCAATCGTTAAAAGATACCGCTGATGCAGTTGGTGGAGTCCTTCGGGATTCCCCTGCGTCAGTTGTACTAGCAGCTTGTGACTCAAATTCCAAAGTGTCTGAATTTTGGAATAAATGGATGAAAATTTCTGAATTACTAACTGATTGTGTACTGAATGTTGCACATATTTGTAAGGGTGGACCAATTGCAGTAATGGCGATAGCCAATTTGACAACAAAACTTGGTAGATTTGCCAAACCATACATTTGGGACAAACTAATTAAACTTAGTGAAGTTACATTGCAAGGTAAGGAGAAAGGAAGTATAACTTCATGGTTTCCTCAATGGAATCAGATATTTAGGGATTTGGCACCATCGATTACTGCAGTAGCATTATCTATTTTGTCTTGTGAATTTACGGGAGCTGATAATATATCGTTTCGAATTAGATTTTATGAAGCTATGGAAGGTAAAATATCTTTACTTGATAAGTGTATGGCACTTTTCCAAGTTATCATTGATTATATATTCGAAGGAACAGGGTTCTTTGTTGATTGGTACAAATATTCACATGCTGAAATTACGCAATTAGTTTCAGACTTTAATAGTGATAATAGTGAAGGCAAATTTGATAGTGATAAAATTCAGGAAAGTGACAATAAGGAGAAATTGGATAAGTATTATAAGAAAGCTATTAGAATTTCAAAATATGCTCCAGCTATTCCTAAGTTTCCTATTCAGTATACAAAATTAGCAGAAACTATAATTAAAACTTATAAAAGTGTTAAGATACCAGCTGAAGCTTCACGCTGCGTGCCAACTGCAGCAGCATTTATGGGGAAATCTGGAGTTGGAAAAAGTTTGTTAATTGGAACTGTATTACCTATAATATTACTTCTAAAAACAAAACTGTGTGAATCAGCAAGTCAAGCACAATTTAGTACTTGGGCACGTCCCACGGGGCAGAATGTCCATTTTTTTGACGGTTATACTGGTCAAAAGGTAATGTATGTAGATGATTTTTTAAAAGAAATTGAAGCAAAGGATGCGTCGGATATGATAAATCTTATATCGTGTACCCAGACTCCACTTGAAATGGCAAAATTAGAGGAGAAAGGCCGATTATTTTCATCCAAGTTTATATTAGCTACTACGAATAGTTCAAATTTTGCTAACGTTCATGGACTAATGCATCCAGAAGCACTGTGTACGCGCTTCGTAAATGCGTGGACAATTACTACAAAGAATCAAGATGGATCAAAAGCGGCGTCATGGCTAGCCAACAATTTGGAAGGGAAAACTGTTGAGCAATTAATAGATATGATTGATCAAGAATGGCATTTCTTCTACACCGATGTAGTTGGTGGTCATATTCGATCGAGTGTTACGTTTAGAAGTATTGTAACTCACTTGGTTGATGATTACCACAATAAACAAAATATTCATACTAAATTGACTAGTGCATTGTCAACTATAACTTTACAAGCTGGTGATGCGGAATACTATGATGTTGATGATTATAGTAGAGAAGATGCTATACGAGATTGTATGGCAAACATTAGAGCAAGTAGAATTGATGGCGACTATGAAGAATATAAAGAAATGTTTATAAGTGAATTAAAGTGTCTTGGAATTTATAAATTGAAGAATGGAAA